GATTGCATCATTAATGCTGAAGATCCTGGACCCTCACCTAAATCAATACCTGCTGTAATAGGTTCTGTTGAACGTTCTGATGGTGCAAATAATGGAGTTACTGGAGCTTGTGCTACTGGGTTAGATGGTCTTCCACCTACGTTATCTGCAATACCACGAGTAGTTGCTTTAGGTGCTGCAGTATTAAGCATTGCAGTCTCTTGTCCTTCACCGTATGAAGTTGATCCTAAAGACATATCTGTTCTCTTGGAGAATTTACCAGGGCCTGATGCTCCTGCTAATGGGCCTCTTGCCATTATTCCTCCTTTAAAGTTTCTAAATCTTGTGCGAAGTCTTGCCAGACCTTCGTCTCATAAGTTTTTTGGTTTGAATGATAGATAGCTAATTGGTGCAGATCATCTGCAAGTGCTTCTATCACCGATGTTAAGTTTAAAAAGAATCCTGATACTATTACTAAATAATCAGACAAGCGCACTGGGCGATTAAGATTATTATCTTGGTTCACCCAGTGCTCCTATCACTAAAATAATTTAACCCTTTTTTGCTGATGGGCCTTTACGACCTGCTGGTGTGTATCCGAAGAATACTTTTCCAGTTGTTGGTGCTGGTGCGTTCTTTGGCTCTACAGGCTTTGCTTCTACTGCTTTTGCTCGTGATCCCTTGTTCATTTATTCACCTCCCTTTTTATGCTGCTCCGCCGATAGAGGCGAGTAGTTGTGCGATATCTGGTTGAGGTTGACCAGCAGCAGGGGCCTCTCCGCTTTGTTGTTGTGGAGTTGGCTGCGAGGCAGGAACGGGGGCCGCTCCTGCTACTGGAACTTGTTGTTCTGGCATTACTGGTGCAGGAGCCACTGGCTCCGGTGCAAATGCCTTAGCAATAATTGTTTCTAGTTGTAATCCTTTTTGTCTGCCCGCAATGACATCAGCGATCCTAGTAATAACTTGAGATGGGTCTTGACCCTGCGAGGCAAGCATTGGTATAGCTTGAGCATACTGGGCAACAGCAACACGAAGAGAATCACGCATTTCTTCAATGTCCACCCTTTGTTCTTCTTGTGTGACATTTAACTCCATAGGGATTTCTCGGCGAACATAATCTCTTGACACTAATTTATCGCTACGCATTTGTAGTAATGCAATGATGGCTCGGTTAGGATCCATACCAGACATAATGCCGTAACGTACATCTACACCATACTCGCCTTTAATATCACGAGATGGAACATACTTGAGTGTATAAGGTGTACCGTCATCGGTTCCCTTAATTTGCTTAGTTACATTACCAAAGATCTTCTCATCTACTTCAAAGCATAGAGATACCATCTCAGTAAACAAGCGAGCAAACTGTGCTTGCGCTGCTTTGACCTGTGTATCAAATCCTGCCTGTAGTGCTTGTACACCACGACCAGTTACAACAGAGGCATCAATATTACCTGAGCGAGTTTCTGGATAACGAGCACCCATACGAAGTTCACGCTCTAATACACCAGACTCTGTAAATACACCTGCTGGTAGTTCTAGTGGAACTCTACGAATACCTTGTGGATTAGCAGAACGCATAATCGCATCTGGTCCCAAAGCAAGTTCTTGTACATCTTGTGGAATAGCAATAGGTGCTTGAATAGATTTCTCAGCAGCTTGAATCTGCAATACTGCAAAGCGAGCACGGGCTAGTTGAACAGCCAAGATGTCATCAAACTGACCACGAGCCTCACCATCTAATGATGATCTCATTGCTACATTTGCTAGACACTTACCTACTGGGTTAGGTACATTAGCTAATATTAAATTCTGACGTTCTGGTAGGAATATTAAATCTTGATCTTTATCGTGGTAACGAACCAAAGATACTGCAGGAGATCCCTGTTGCCATTTATTGTGTGGCATAATCTGAGATGCGTACTCTGGGTACTGCGCTGCTAAAGTCTCAGCATCGGTAGTAACAACTTGTACCAAAGATACAGTTCTACCAAAGCGATCCATCTCAGGATAAACACCAAAAGGATTTAGTAAACGAATACGAGGATTGTTTGTCTCGTAATCCATTTCAATCATTGCTGGCAACATACCGTAGGTATTAAACCAGTCAGCACCTTGGTACATCTGGATCTGTAGATCAGATGAGGTTACATAATAGTTAGCAATACGAGTTCTCATATCAGCAGCACGGCGCTGAGTATCAGATACCATATTAGTTGCAGAGCAGTTAAAGGATGGCAGTGGTGCCATTACCTCTGCTAAGTCACGGGCTGCTACATCTACGAAGTTAGCAACTAGTGGCTTTGGATAATCCTCAGAGAACATAGATGGATATACTTTTGATATATCACCTTGGCGCACCGATAGAACATCTCGCATACGCTGATCTCTAGCAGAGTATCTAGTTTGTATACGAGCAGCCTTAGCTACTACCTCTTTAGGTGTTAACAATTTATATCCTTACTAAAGTTGATTATTACTTAGTACGCTTCTTAGCAGGTTCATATCTGCCGCCTCTTGGATTTCCGTATCTATCACGGAAGTCTGTTTCAACCTTAGCGGAAGATGTTCCCTTTTTACCCGTAGCTGCTGCCTTGCCAGTTTCTCTTACTTGTTTTACAAGATTTCTTGTTGCTGCCTCTATTTTAGCTTTTTTGCTTTGATTACCTGAATCTATATTTTTTCCAGCTAAAGAATTATTAGAACCTCCTGGTACTATATTCTTATCAACTACAGTACGGCCAAGTGTTCCAACTGCGGTTACAATATCACGAGCCTCACGAGCAGTTACTCGGTAACGATTTGTAATATCTTGAATTAAAGACTGTTTTTTTGTAGATGAAGAACCTGCACTCAAGTTTCTTCTTGAACTTGGCTTACCTGCTTCTGGCCTTCTTACTACTTTATTCTTAGGTTTCATATCTTTCTTGCTTGCCATTTTATCTCCTTATTAGATGAACGTTTTATCCTTCTGAAGCAGCATCTCGTCTATATTGATTACTACTCGTTTTCTTTTTTCGCTATTAGATAAAAACGGATTTTTCATATGGTGACTATGATACTGTCCGTAATTGATCATTTCCCTAGCCCTGATCTCGCAGAACCACAAGGCCATCACCATATCGGTTTTGCCCTTAGTAACTGGTGACCAAGTTATTAACTGCTCTATTAGAGCCTTCACATTCTCAGTCTGATCACTAGGTAGATGAATCAAATTATCTCTGTGGTGCTTACCGTCTGCCTGCTTAGTACCGAAGAGGGTAGACATAGAGGCTACACCGAAGCCGGAGTCCCACTTATTGCTACCAGTATGGTGTTCCTTTAGAACGACTCCACGAGTAGCAAGGTGTTGACGTATTCCTTCATCCTGCGTTAAGAAAGATTGGAAAGCGTTTTTCTCTACGATCCATTCGCTAGGCTTGTATAGCTCTGTCCAGTCAAAGATTAACTGTCTAATCTGCGCTGGAGTCGGCCTAGAGATTTTAATAGCATCAACAATATAACGTTTATGGGTAGTACGATCAACTGCGTAACAGATAGCAGCAGTATCACCAACCATTGCAGGGTCCAAGCCGCAAATATAAGTGAAGCCTTGAGTATCTTTTGGATGGCCTGGATAACCCGCATTAAGACCACCACTCTTTCGCATACCATCAATAGAACCACGAACACACACAGGATCAAAAACAGCATCATCTGAAACATCTTGCTGTTGATAGACCAAGGCCCAAGTTGAAACATCCATTGATTGTCGCTCGTTAAAGAGGTTGCGACCTGACCATCTTGGATAGAGGTCATCTTCGTTCTTGTCTGCTTCATCCTGTCCATCAAATGGTTGATCTGAAGCTGGCCAAAGAGTTTCCCACTTATCGGGATTCTCATCTGTAGTTAAAAGCGCTGGCATTGCTAGATAGGTCCAAGGTACTAGGCCACCTGGATATCTATCAGGGTTACGAAGTTCTCTATATAAATCTACGGAGGCTACACGGGTACCAATAATAATTAACTTACCTGTAGGGTTAAGACGAGATCTAACATCTTGGGTTAACCACTTGATCTGTCGTTCAAAGTCATTGGCATTGGATAAGGTAACAGCATCATCTACTATGATCATATCTGCACGTTTAATGTAGCTCTGACCAC